TCACGCGTGCAATGCAGCAGCGTCTGCCTCGGAATAGGCCGATGTGGCGATGGCGGCTTGGAGCGCTCCAGCTGGGTATGAACCGGGACGGCTGAAGCGGCCTGTAGGGCCAGACAGTGCGCCAAATGCGTGGAGCGCCACGCGTAACAGCGCGCCCCGCCAAGCGAGCAGCCTGTCAGCTTGGTCGCTGCGGTGCTCGTTGTTCAGACACCAGTTGCAGAAGTGCTCGCAATTGTTGGTGAGGATCCGGTACTCGGATTCACCGATTCGCGACCGAGCCCTCTGCACCGCGTCCTGGCAAGAAAACTTGTGTTGGCAATCTTGCCTAACCAAGAGTGGGCGGCCTGCGGTAAATCGATCGACGGTGATTTCTTCTACCGGGCCGCGGTGGAACGTTCGCGACAGACCGGCGTAGTGCACGACCTTGCCGTTGCCAACGTAGATGCCATGGTGCCAATACCCCAGGCGCGGCGTGATGAGGTGTGCACCAAGGGCGAGCGAGCCTTCCCCATGCGGGCGCCAATAGGTGGCGCCGATCACAACAGTGCCGTCGTGCCCCGCGATTTGATGTTGGAACGCATTGTCCATGATGCTGGTCCTCGATCTTGGCGGAGGAGTGCCTCCCGCCTCGATTGCAGCTTATGAACGTGTGGCAAGGGCGTTATCCCTTTCGCGCACCGGGTATCCGGAAATAGCGGAACCTTTGCTGATCAGAGTGGATAGACGAACGGTTCTGGCTCACTAGGCGCCATGTGGCTGCCCACTCGGCAGCGTCACGGCGTAGCAGACCACTCCAATCGATCGTCTGCCGAGAACTTGGGACGTTGACAGGATGCTGCTTTGCTTGAAGAGAGCTGGTGTTGCGACCACAGATGACGAGCTTGTCCAAGCGTGGGCGAAATACTCTAAGGAAAACCATGCGGGCTGGCTAGAGCTTCCCGACAGTGATGAGACCCTGCACAAACTTCTGATCAAGTGCCTAACTATCGGAAGATCGCGCGTTGTGTGGCGTGTCGCCGGCGCCGACGCCGAGGACGGCACTGGCGATTTCATTGTCCCGCTACCGACAGAACTATCCGAACAACTGGGATGGCAGAGCGGGGACGAGTTGTCCATCGAACGGATTGAACCGGACACCCTGCGTCTGCGACGGATCTAGCCCATGACCTCGCTTGGTGCAGCACCAGAGCAGGGAGGACGAAGAAGGAACGTCGATCAACTGTCGGACAGAGTGAAGCAAAGTCGAGCAGTTGTTCCCCATACCTCGGATGTGGTGGACAGGTGAACAGGCTTGCCTAGTGAAAGTGAATAAATTTGCTTCCCTCCGCCAGATGGTGCCGGCCGGCCATGTCAATAAGACGGTAGGGAGCGGTTTGGCTCGTATTTTGTATTTAACATAAGATACATTGCGCGTCAAAGTGAGCGAGGCGAGCCCCCCCCAAAAATGGGGGTCGAAAACAGAAACCGTCGGACTTACCTGACGGTTTTTTTTCGCCCATGAAAAACAAAACAAAACGCTGGGCCAACCCGGCAGAGTTCGAGTACTACGCGCGAGCCTACTCGCTGCACACGCTCGCCCGCATCCTGCGGCGGACACCACGAACCATCCGGGACTGGCAACTCGGCAATAGACCGATCCCAAGTTGGGCGCCGGAAGTGTTGCGCCTGCGCATCGTTGAAGCAGAACACTACCGTCGCCAGCTTGACTACATGCGGCTGGATAAGCGGAGACAGAAAATTGCGCCAACAGATCTTCGAAGCGCAACTTCCTGCGGTCGAACGAGCTGAGGCCTTCGACCTGGTTGGCGGTTTTTGCTCGCTGGCACGCAACAAAATTGCTGCTAAACCACAACCGCGGCAAAAGCTGGCTTGCAAGAGAGAGGGTGTTCGTATGTTGGCGGGCCGTGATGAGCGTGCGCGGTCATACCCGCTGCTCGGCCTCGCCAGACGCGCTGAGACGCGCGATAACGGCCCGGGCCACCCCTACCTTAGCCATGTCCCCAAAGGGGCCCCCTAGCGGCTTCGGCAAGGGCGCAGGCACTCCCGACGCTAGACGCTTGAAGAAGGCCCGGCGCCGTCGGTTACGGGCTTGCCATCGACGGCACCACCGGGATTCATCATCTGCCGGGGCAGATCGCAGCGCGCGAAGAAATGCACATCATCCCCGTAGTCGATCTTGGCCGCACACGGCGCAATCGCCGTGACCTTGTAGCCCGCACGCTGGAACTCATCACCGTAGATCGTGGACACCGGCACGCCGTTCTGCGATAGCTGGAACACATACCGCTCGCCCTTCGTGCCATTGCTCGCCCATCCGGCGACGTGAATGCCCATGCCTGCAAACGGATGCTGCGCCTTGGATTGCGCGCCGGCGTCAGCCGTGTCGCCTTCGGCGTGCTCATCCTTGCGCGCGCCAGTCGCCACGGCTGACGCCGGCACGGCTGCGGGCGCACTGGCGACGACAGGCGACGTTGTTGTCTTCGTGACGGTGTAGGGCTCGCCCTTGGCCATCTTCTCGCGGATGCGCGCCGCGTTGGCATTACCGTCCATCGGATTGCCCTTAACCTGGGTGAGGAGGATCGCCAGCACCACCATGCACACCCCGAAACCGATCACCGGCCAGCGACGCCAAAACGGAACAATGTCGGTGGCAGCGAGTTCCTGCCCGGCCTGACTGCTCTTCGTGTGGCTGCGATAGAACTTGTAGAACTTCTTATCGTATTTGCGGATGCTGGTGTTCACCACATCGCCACGCACGCCGTCCTGCACCTTGCGGATATACGCATTGTTGGTGCCGAACGCCACAGCCTTGCGCACGCGGTAGCACACCTGCACGAGGTCGATGATGTCCTTACAGACCTTCCCATAAGACTGCGTGATGAGCAAGACATCGGCGTGCTCGTGACGGTGCATCGAAAACCATTCCGCAACCTCGCGCCGCGTCCCGGTGCGCGGCAAGGCGAAGTGACACTCATCGATGACGTACAAAGGGCCAGAGCCGGTCTCAGGATGACGCCACGGGTCACCGTAATCCTCCACAGCCGAGAACGGACGCACCACTGCGGGAGCATCGCCCTCCTCCTCGATGCCGCGCAGGGACGCAAAGAACCCTGCCGCAGATGCACGCACCGGCGCGGGCCTTCCCTTGCTCGTTGTCACGATCTCAAGCAACAGCCGCTGCTCTGGCGGAAACGCATCCAGCACGAGCGGCAGATTGGTGATGACCTTGCGGCCAGCGCTCAGCGCCGGAAGGATGTGATAGGCGACGGCCTCGTACGACTTACCCCCGCCCGGGGCGCCCAACAAGAGGTTAATCACACTCGGCCTCGTCGTCCTCATCGTCGGACTCATCGGCAGCCAACAGCGCCTGCACACGGTCCGAAACGATGTTGTATTTCTCTTCGGCCTCGTCGGCCTTCTCTTGGTGGTAATGCTGCTCGGACGCGTAATCAAACGCCAACTGCTCGAGCCGCTCGATCAGTTCAGAACGATCCATCGATCAACTCCCCAGACGTGTGAAAGGAATGACCTGCAACACCAGCTTGATGCCGATGGCGGCGAGGATGATCGCCAGCGCCTCGCCCAACCGAATGAGCCCAAGCATGTTGACAATCTCAGCCGGCATGCCGGCGATGTACTGCGCAGGGTTGAGGCCTTGAAACGCCTGCGGACCCGGCAAGCCCTCGAGCACGACCTGCAGCACAGCAAGAAGGCCCTCGAATGCCCAACAAAACAGGTCGGTCATGATGAGCCAACCCGCTGCGAAAATCGCCACAGCGAGCTTGCCGAACCACGCGACGATGGCAACCAGCTTCGCAATCAACGCCGAGATAGCAGCACCCATAGAAGCCCCTCAGAACAGGATTTTGCGAGCGGTAAATGCAGCCGTCGCGAGCATGATCAAACCTACGACCTGAAACACAGAGCACGACACATCAATCGTGCGCACGCCGAACATGCCGTGCGGCATCACGTTCAGATTGAGCGAGAACGCGGGACATGTTCCGCCGCCAAAGCTCGGAAACATCGATGCAATCGCCTGAAAGAACGGCGTCGTCTGGACGTTTGGCTTGCTGGCCTTCCAAACGCCCAACATGCCATCGGGATACCTGGACTCATAGAGCTTTGGCAAATCGCCAAGCGGCGTATCCGTGACGGGATCGGGCTTGGGGTCTTCCTTATTGCCGCCGCCGCTGCCGGTGTTACCCGTGTCCTGATCGGTAGTCGTGGTAGTCGTACCGTCAGGGCAGACGGTAGTCGTCGCTGTCGTGGTCTTGTAATTCAGCGGCGAGTCCTTCGCGCCGTCACCCGTGTTCGGACGGGCCTGCACCGTGACCGACTTGGTTGTCTTGCACTCCTCCGTAGTACCGTCAGGCTTGGTCTTTGTCTGCGTGCTCGTCTCCACGGCAGGGTCTGACACCGTATCCGAGCCGTTGATCTTCGTCGGCTGCGCTTGCGCATTCGCAGAGGCCTGCGCCTGCTCTTCCGGTGTCATCTGTTTCCAGAAGTCCGGTATGCCGTCAGGGTTCATGGCCGCAGAACGATTCCATGCAGCAGCCACGTCTGGATAACTGGCTGGCAGCCAGTTCGCCGGCGCTTTCGGATCAGGCTTGCACACTCCCGCCTGAACCGTGTAGTTCGTTACGCACGTCTGCTGCTGCTGAACCGCTGACTGCGCCGTGTAAGTCGTATCGCCACGCTTAATGACACAGCGATAAAAGGTCGGGGTCACCTGAGCACCCAAGCCAACATACGTATAACTCTGATCCGACCCCGCTGCCACAGATGCCGCACAGGCCGTATCTGGACTATCACCGCAAGCGTTGCCACCAATGCCCCCGGCAAAACACCACCGGTAACCGTTGAAGCCCGTATCTCCCTCGCGAGAGTTCACGGGCGCACGCTTACACCAGCCCGTAGCACTGTCATTGCAACGCTTGTAAGCCATTTCAGCCGCGAACATCCCAACCGTGAGCGCAATAATGGCCGGGTTCACCGAGCGAGCCACAACGGCGGCAATGTCACCCAATCCGATGACAGAAGCCTCCGTCATTGCAACCGTACCGATCTGCTTCCCCGCATAACCGATGCGCGCAACACCATCACCGCCCACCATCACGCCGCCCGGAACCGTACGAACAATGTTGTTCATCATCCGTTCATAGGCCCACGACGTTGCGCCCATGGAACCGCCGCCATACACGGCTGCGCCGGCCGATGCAGACCACAGACAGGCCACGAACGAGACAAGCAGAACAACGTACTTCCACGCACGCATCACAGCCCCCTCAAACGACGACAAGCGCAGCATGCGCACACTTGCCCATCATCCCCACGACAAGCACCAAGGCGACGGAGAACGCCACACGCTTGACGATCCAGAGCGCTACGCCGCCAGCAAAGCGAGCAGTACCCATCAGCAAACGCGCGATCACAACACCCTCCCGATTGCCCAGATAAAAACGAGCGCGCTGATGGCGCCAATCATCGCGACCAGCCCGTAGAACAGCGCCACCAGCGCACCCGTGACCATGGCTTACGCCTTCTTCACGCCGCGCTTGCCGAGGTCGATGGCCTTGAAGGCCATCACGATGCCGATGATGGCAACGCCGATCACACCGACCCACGTGCCGACCGACGAAAAATCGACGGCTGCGCTGATGGTATCGAACGCGGTGTTGCCAGCGGCATGCGCCGAGGTAGCGGCGACACCGGCGACAGCGCCGACAGTCGCGGCGCCGAGCTTGCGAACAGCATTGATTCGGTTCTTGAACATGTGAAACTCCCTTTCTGAAATGCCGGGAAACCGCCCGGCGCGGCTGGGCTTATGCCCTAAGCCTTCCTGATGGCCTGCACGATGACGCCGACCCCGAGGCCGACCCACCAGCAGCCAGTCACGACCCCAAAGCCCCACGACCACCACTGAAAAATCGTCGGCCCGTCGATGCCGATCACCGCGAACTGCTCAGCGGTGCAGCACGTGTCACCAGTGGTCTGCGCGAGCGCGGGCATCGACACACAGGCGAGCACAACGAGCAACAGTCGCAGGCGGCTCATGGCGTCACTCGACAGCGCGATAGGTGTTGATGGTCTTCGTCCACTGGCCCTTGGCGCCGTTCACGCGCTGGCCGTAGCCACCACACTCGACCAGCACGCGAACAACGTCGTCCTTGTTACCGAGACGGCGCGCGCTGATGACGTTCACACGGCCCGGCGAGTGGTATTCATCGCGTGCAGGCTGCGCGATCACGGTCGCATAGCCGCCCTGTTCCAACGCGTTGACCTCGATGATCTTCCCGGCAAGCAGCGCTTGATTCGGTTGCAGGCTCTTAAGTGCTTCGATTTGAGTGCTCATGGCATGACCTCACTGACAATGTTGTGACCGAAGAACCGGTCCGGATAAAAGCCGTGCCCTTCCGCGAGCCACGGCACAAGACGCTTCGGCGCGCCCTTGCGCCGTAGCATGTTCACGATGAATTCCGCAGAAAACGCGTCTGCCAAGACGTTGACCAGCCGCCCAACGTTGCGCGTCGCATGCTCGACTGCCTTCTCCGCCACCATCGCGGCGGTCTGCTGAAACGTGCGAAATCGCACGCCCACGGTCTGCACGAGACGCGCGCAGAACGGAGACGCTCCCGCAAAAGCCGTATCGGTATCGACCAGCGCATCCAGCGGGATGACGCGATCACGGTTGCCCCACCGCTGCTCAACACGAAGCCACTTCGACAGCTTGTCGCCAAGCTGCTTGCCCTTCTCGTAGATGCAGCAGCATTTGCCGTTTTCCATCTTGCCGATGTACAGCGTCCGACCGTCGCCGCGATGGATTTCCCAGTCGCCGTGCTGACAGAACGAAGGCGGCAGCCCGTTCGTGATGAACTCGCCCTGCTTGTAGGCCTCAACTGCCTGCAGAATGTCGACCTCCTCGGTATCGAAGGCGATGTCCAGGCGCGTGAGCTTGGCCTCGGCCAGTTCCAACACATGACGCAGCCGACGACGCACGCTCATGCTCTCGTTGAGGCCGAGCGCGGCGCACCCTACGCCCGTGATTTGCAGAAAGCCCATGTCGGCCTGCTTACCCTTCCCGCCCCACGCAACAATGCCGATGCGCTCCCACTCGCCATGCACGAGCGTGAGGATGTTGCTGCTGTGCTGGAAGCCGAAGATGCCCTTGCCGTCTTCAAACTTGAAGCGCTCCACGTCATCGAAAATCGAATCGCGCACCATCTGCGGATCGGTGTACATGGCACCGATGTCGCCAGTCTTGAGGTGCCACGTTGCGTGAACCCAATCGATAGAGGTCTTCACACCATCGAACGGTTTGAGGGGGGTGGTACTTTCCCCCCGTGTTACAGACCGGGGGGACGGCGCAGCGCGGTGGTTCATCGCAGCCCCCGACCAGCAAAGCGCAGCACGTGAACAACGAGCAGCAACAGGCCGACGACGAACAAGCCGACGACGACCCACTCTTCCGGCGTCAACCGCGCAGTACGCGCAGGCACCGAGTCAGCAGAGCCGAGCAGGTAACCAAGAAGGAAGCTCAGCATCACAGCCCCTTGATGCGTTGAAAACGGTCGGCAACACGCTTGGTCGTGACAGCGACAACGTACTTGCGTGCGAAGCGATGACGGTCGAGGCGACGCGCGGCCCGGACCGAGAAGAAGGCGAGGAAGCGAAGCAGCATGTCAGCCCACCCGCTTGCAGTCGTCGCGACGAATCAAGTCGCGGCTCTTTGCCAACTCGCCGTTGGGCGCGAAGAACCGGACTTCCAGATGAGTGGGAATGTGCTGATGAAGAGCCACCACGCGAGCGCGTTGGTGATGGTGACGGCCAGCGACGATATAGACGTCGCAGCCCTGCGCGAAGGCCACGCCTTCGTTGACTCGCATTGCCATCGTTTACCCCCTTACCGGGTTAACCGGTTATATTTCGACCTATCACGGACGTAGTAGTTATTACGAACGTGTTAGGTGGGGAGCCTATATCAAACGTAATAAGTGCTGCATGAGGAATTTCTATGAGCTACCAAGAGTTGATAGCTAGGGCAATGAAAGGACGAAGCGTGAACGCGCTAGCGAAGGCACTGCACGTGCCGCAGCCGACCATGCGCAACTACTGCAATGGCGACCGCCTGCCCGACTACACGACCGCAGCCGCACTCGCAAAAGAGGCAGGGGTCGAAATGGCCGAGATGTTTATGGCGCTGGTTGAAGAAGAAGCGAAGAAGAAGGGCCTTACTGCAAAAATTGCAGAGGGTTTTAAGAAGCTCGTATTACTCGCGAAGCCGCGCCGGGACTTGATTCCGGCGTGGTAATACGAGCCTTTAAGCTTCGCTCACATACGATATATTACGCGTCACAGTGATGTTGGCGCCAAGTTGTAATGTCCGGTTATAGCCAAGTTCAAATGTCCGAGTGACTGAGCGTAGCCTAGACGGCTCCTTGCTTTGAAGGAGTCGGCCATGCGCCCGGACACGGTTACCTTGACGATGCGGCAACTCGATCGACTCAAGATCCTCCAGGCGCTCGCGGATGGGCACCTCAAGACTGGCATTGCGGCAGTCAGGCTGGGCGTGAGCGTCCGCCAAGCATTGCGGTTGTTGCGACGCTATCAGGCTCAAGGTGCGGCGGGTCTGCAGAATCGACACCAAGGGCAACCGGGCAACAACCAATTACCGCCCGGCCTGGAGTCGCGCGTGCGTGGCCTGATCCGCGACAGCTATGCCGATTTCGGCCCGACCCTGGCCGCTGAGAAGCTGCGTGAGCGGCACGGTATCGACTTGGCCACGGAGACGGTGCGCCGGATCATGACCGACGCCGGCTTCTGGGTGCCGCGTAAGCTGCGCCCGCCCAAGGTGCACCAGCCGCGCAACCGGCGCGCGTGTCTGGGTGAGCTGGTGCAGATCGATGGCAGTGATCACGCGTGGTTCGAGGACCGCGCGCCGGCCTGCACGCTGCTGGTGTACGTCGATGACGCCACCGGGCGGCTGATGCAGCTGCTGTTCGTGCCGACCGAATCGACGCAGGCGTACTTCACCGCCACGCGGGGCTACCTTGAGCGCCACGGCAAGCCGCAGGCGTTCTACAGCGACAAGGCCAGCACCTTCCGGGTCAATGCCCGCGAGAACGCCGAGGGCCGTGGCTACACGCAGTTTGGACGAGCCCTGTTCGAGCTGAACATCGACAGCCTGTGTGCCAACACCAGTCAGGCCAAGGGCCGCGTGGAACGCATGAACGGGGTGCTGCAGGACCGCCTGGTCAAGGAGTTGCGCCTGCGCGGCATCCACTCCATGGAAGCGGCCAACGCGTTTGTGCCGGCGTTCATGGCGGACTTCAATGCGCGCTTTGCCAAGTTGCCGAGGAGCGACTTCGATGCCCACCGGCCGCTGCGTGGCGACGAGGACCTGGCGCGCATCTTCTGCTGGCGCGAATGGCGCAAGGTGTCGGCGAGCCTGACCCTGCAGTACGCCAAGGTGATGTATTTGTTGGAAGACCGGCCGGAGCACCGCAAGCTGGTGCACCGCTACCTCGAGGTGGCCGAGTACCCGGATGGCACGATCGAGCTGTGGGCCGACGGCGCTTCCCTGCCCTACACCACCTATGACCGGCTGGCGCAGATTGACCAGGGCGCGATCGTGGAGCACAAACGGTTGGGGCACGTGTTGGCGGTGGCGGCCGAACTGCAGGCGCAGCGCGATGATCGACGGCAGGTCGGGCCCTCGCGCACGTTGGTGGGTGAGCCGCCGCGGCCCAAACGTCCGGCGCCGCAGACCAAGCGGCAGCGCCTGATCAACCGGCTGGACCTAGAGCGGGCCATGCAGCAAGTCGGGCCAGGCCAGCCCAGCAGCGTGCCAGCTACCCGCGCCACCGCCCGACGAACCGCCCCCGGGAAGAATCGAACCGAGCACAAAGTGCACGCCCGTGCCGACATTTGA